AAGGGTTGTGTATCACTTGCATCTATTTTGCAATAATATATTAATATCTACCTACGTGAATTACCCTTAAAAAATACTATTTACGTGAATATTACCTTAAAATTTTAAGTATTTACGTGAATTGATTTAAAAAAATTAAGTAGCTACGTGAATTAATAGTAATGATTACTACTTACGTGAATGGTCTATAAAAAATAGTTTATAGAAAGGGGGCAGTTTAGAGAGTTGCCCAGCTCTTTACACCCTATAACCTATAAAAAACAGGCCGCTTTAAATTTCTGAACATCAAAGCGGGGATTTATACGTTTAAAGGTTACGCAAAGCTCATCGACAAGCATTTCAAACCCTGCTTTATTGGTTTTATCTGTATGCTCTCTGATTATCTTTGCAATTTCTATAAAGTGTTTTCTACTCATAATATTTCCTTTTTTTAATTGTCAAATAACTTACCATCTTATACTGTCTAAGACCCGGAAAAGTTCCCGGGTTTCGTCCAATTAGGACTCGTCAGTTAGACTATTACTGCGAGGCTTAAACCCGTCATACCTATCATCATTAGGCCCAAGCCCATTAAGAGCATATATTTGATTAATTCAGGTGTTTTGTTCATTTTATTTCCTTTCATTGCGGGGGGCTTTCGACCCCCCTGTTATTATTAAAATAAGCTATTGTTTAGCTCTTGTAGTTTTATTTGCTTCTCAGTGTGCTGAACCCTAATCCATTGACCGCCTATTTTAGCAAATTTAATATCGTAGGCATAGACGCTGCCTACCTCATCAAACAAGCCAACCTCTGACCCTTTTACTTCTACAAGTCTAGTATTGCCTTTTTTGTTGTCAGCAATAACACCAGACACCGGAAGCCCTAGCTGGGTTGATTTGATTTCAGTTCCTTTTTTTAGTTCGTTAGTTGTTATAGTAGTCATAATATTCCTTTCTGTTTTATTAGTATTATTCATACTCTTAATACTAACGGGCCTTAGAAAGGTTTCATGTTTTTTTTAAAAAATTTCAACCTAGAATTGACTTTGCTTTTTTCAACCTAACTTTTCTAACCTAAAATCCTAACGAGGGGGTGCCGTGTGTAAAAAAAAGAAACACACGCATAAAAATATTATTTTTTAAAAATTTTAGAGATTTTAGGTAGCGCCGGACGCCAGCTCTTTGGAAGAGCGCGCCGGCTATCGATAAGAGTTAGCAGCGGTGCGATAAAGGAGGACTGTGTAACCGAGGTAGGATTTGGTGCACCGCCGCTAAAATATTAATACTGCGCTAATATTATAATATTATAATATTAATATTAATATATTACTATATTACTATATTACTATATTAATAATATTATTCATTCGCTTCAACCGACAATGAAATTTATTAGTTTTAACCTATATCTGTCAACACCTTTTTTCTTGTATACCAAAATAACTGTTTTTATATTTGCAGTATGGAATCTAACGCACCAAAAGGGATTTTTGATATAGCACCAGCGATTGATGAACTTAAATCATTGACCAGCAAATTTAAGGAAACCGGGGACTTTCACTATATGACAGAGATACTGTTAATTATCGAAGAGATAGAGCTGCCTCTGCTTATCGATACGTTTGACCCCGAGTTCACCGCAGAGGCTTAAAATGTACATAAAGACCATTAAGGGTGTCGATTACCATTTGTACAAAGATGAGGACGAGTTTCGCAAGCATCATTTAAAAGAAAGTATCAATGAGGACTGGAGAACAGCAGAGGAAGGCGAATGGGTCAAAAGCGACGATGGACAGGTCTTGACCATTCTTAAAAAAGCATTGATGTACAACGATAAAAAAGGTAAACGTACCTACTACGTCAGGACATTACTGGGTACATCTTTTGCCACAGAAGACCATCAGTTGACCGGAGACCCACCAAAAGACATCTATACCTTTAAAAAATACAACGAAAGCCGTTTTATTACAACCAGAGAGAGATTGTTCGCTAAAATGGTAGCGTTAGGCAGAGAACCCGTAGAAGCATATTTAAATGTTTACAAGACAAACAATAGGGACTATGCTCACAAACGTACAAAAGTATTATTAAAACAAAAGAAGATAAGGACACTTGTGAATAAAGAAGTAGAAGAACTAATGAACGACCTTGGTATTACCAAGACGTATCTATTAGAACAAGCGAAAGAAGTAGTAGATAAGACCGATGCACGAGATGCAGATAAGTTGCGCGCACTAGAGACATTAATGAAGATTTCGGGTCTATTATCAACAGAAAAGAAAACAGACTCCGTTGCACTGATACAGGAGTTCACCGGTTTCTCACGCGATAAGTTAAAAGCGTTTGAAGCAGGGGCATTACCGGCACCGTCAGAATGATATGGCCGTATCCTGTTTGGGCCCGTTAGGGCAATAGAGTCTACCACATACAAATAATAGGGAGTGCATAATGCCGTACCATAGTAAAAAGAAAAAATCAGGAGCCAAAAAGAAAAAGAAGATGATGATGGGTGGAATGGTTAAGAAGAAAAAGATGATGAAGGGCGGAATGGTTAAAAAGAAAAAGAAGTAACCATGGCGCGTAAATTTAAAAAAGTAGCAAAAACCAAAAGGGGCGTTCCTAAAAAATACGTTAGGGGCGCTAAGAATCCATCTAAAGTAGAGTCAGAAATAATTGAAACGAGGAAACTGTATGCTGCTGGTAAACTTACACCAGCTATGATGGACAGGATATCAAAAGAGAGGAGTCAAAGTGCCAGCAAGAAAAAGAAGCGCACCAAAAAGAAAAAGCGCAGGTAGTTCAAAAGCTGCTGTAATTAATAAATACTCTAAAAGTTCAGGGATAGCAAAGTCTACCCTGTCCAAGGTCTACTCTAGAGGGTTGGGGGCGTACTATTCCAGTGGTTCGAGGCCCGGCACAAGCGCTCACGCTTGGGCTGCGGGACGTGTTCGTAGTTTTGCTACGGGTAAAGGCGGGGCACGTAAGGCAGACGCAGACCTCATACGTGGTGGTAAAAAGAAAGCTACTAGAAAAACAGCAACTAGACGTAAAAAACGATGAGAAAAAAACGTGACCCTAAAAAGGGCACTGGTAAAAAGCCTAAAGGTTCTGGTCGTAGACTATATACAGACGAAAACCCTAAAGATACCGTACGAATAAAATATGCGACCCCAGCAGATGCTAGAGCGACTGTAGCACGTGTTAAAAAGATTAAAAAGCCTTTTGCACGTAAAATACAGATTCTAACTGTAATGGAACAAAGAGCAAAGGTTGCTGGTAAACGAACACAGGCAAGCATAGCAAAGGCTGGTAAAGCAGCAATTCGGAGACAACATGGCAAGAAAAAAAGACCCTAGACTGGCAAGAGCAGGCGTTTCTGGTTACAACAAACCTAAGCGTACGCCAAACCACCCAAAGAAAAGTCATATTGTGGTTGCTAAGGAAGGCGACAAGATAAAGACCATTCGTTTTGGGCAGCAGGGGGCAAAGACAGCGGGCAAACCAAAAGCGGGGGAGAGCGATCGCATGAAGAAGAAGCGTGCAAGCTTCAAGGCTCGCCATCGGCGCAACATTAAAAAGGGGAAAATGTCTGCAGCTTACTGGGCAGATAAAGAAAAGTGGTAAAGGAGATATAATGCCAGGAAAAAATTTTTTAGAATCGTTAATGACTGAAATGG